CATATTTGAGTTCATGCACTCCGTTTGTCAGTTCGAACCTTCTTCTCAAACGTTGATAATTTGGCAAGTATTATATTCCTTCTGTTTTAGTTTGGTACACTATGCCACTGCAAAAAGTGCCCACGAATTCTTGTTACATGGGTGTTTGCTTTATGTTCATCATTATTGCACTGTGATCACTATATCTCATTATGTCCATGCTATTTAAAATGGCAAAAATTATGTCATCTCCTAAAAACAAACCAAATAGTATGTCTTTGTCATTCTCTCTTATAAACTTTTCTTGGCACATCATTTAGACCATGACATTTCCAAGCGAAGTTGTCCATATTCCTGTTAATCTTTGTGCTGTTAAAGTACCCTTGAAACCTCTTCCTCTGTATGTCCAATCCTATTGACACTTTTTCATTGTGGTTAGCAAGTTCATTGGTGTTCCTAACATTTCGCGTAATTTAAATTCACAATCAATCACGTTTGAATTTTATTGTCTGTCGAATTTTTCGCCATCTGATTCATAAAAACCCCAAGCTTTACCGTATTAGTTCACGTATTAATGAATTTCTTGCGGTGTTTTCCCATCTGTATAGTTGAATTTTTTCTTCAACAACGACTTGAACCTTCTTTTCTCTTCCAATGCTACTGGGCTAAAAACGGCTGCCCACACATAATCTGGGAACTGAATTGTCCTAGCCTATATGTCGTATTGGTTATTGCTTTCTTCTTTCTTAAGTAAAGATTCGATTTTAGCCATTATGGTTATTTAATTTATACCTTGGGTTAACATGTTATCTTTAATGAAAGTGGCTAATTTTTACGCCTTCATGAAACCACTCTTAGTGTTTTCTAGCCATTTAATTGTTTCTTCCCAGTTAACTTGGACTGGATTCTGTTAATATTGATTCAAAATCTGTTAGTACCCGTCTACGAAGTATGTTTCCATAAAGTTGTTCGCCATTAATGTTGGGTCCATTGGTCTTTTTTGTAAGCGTTATTGATTCACGTTTCTAGTATACATGGCGTTCAATATTCCAGTTGTAGTTTCAGTGAACACTGCCCTTGATTTTTCTGGATGTCTTACCATGCTTACCGTTGTCATTTTTGTGTACCCTTCTGGTATTCTATTAGTGACCATTCTTCCTTTTACTGCGGGGTAAGATTCTTCATCCAACCAGAACTAATTCTCCCAGTACAATTGTTGAATTGGGTTTGCCATTTCTTACATAACGTACTCAGGCAATTTGACTCTTCCATCAACAAAATTCCACTGTGGCAATTCGTATCTTTACAAGTTGACATCCCCTTGCTTTCCTGCCGTCCCGTTCACCACTCTGTCGCCCCAGTGGTTAATGTTCTCAATATTTTGTATGTTGTGCACGTTAACTGGTTTACTGTTGTCAACTTACTCACTGATGTTCAGTTTAACTTACCTTAAATCGCTGCTCTAAAAGGGAGCTCTTTAATATGATGATTCCACTAGATTACTCTTTGAGCTCAGTAGCAATTTTTGTTTATAATCCCTTACTGTAATTTGGTCATGCAATTGCTCATCGATGTATACAATCTTGTTGTGTTCATCAATAATTTCCTCTCTCATCCCTTCATTGCCTCTCATTTCTGCGTTTCTAAAGTTGTTTTTTTCCTGTACACCTCTCATGGTGTTTACATTCTGTTTTTTAATCAATTATTACTCTTCATCATCATGCCCATCGCTCATGTCATCGTCCGTTCCCGAGTCATCGCTGTCAGATTCTTCTTCAATCGCTTCAACTGTTTTTCTTTTTTGGTTAGCCAATTCATATATCATAACTAATTTGATCCTGAAACTCTCCTCGACTGCTTCACTGTCACACAACATGATGCTTTTATCAAGGCTCCAGTTCCTCATAATCATCTTCAATTTGTTAATAGCGAATTGAATTTGCTTGCTATCATTGAAAGCCATGTCCATTAACAAGTATAATATCGCGACGGCTTTAATTTTGAGAATTTTAGTCGGCTCTTTGACATCTAGTAAAGTGACTAGAATTTGTCTTGACATCCAGCCAAGATCATCATCTATCTTAACTCGATCATGGTTTTTCCATTGGCCCATCAACCGTACTATTGTAGCAACTACATTTGTGTTCTGGTTGGTAACACCTTGCATCTCCGATTACCTAAACCGGTCTCCAAATCCTTTTACTAGCTATCTTTACTTAACTTTATCTGGTTAGACGAACTTATACACATGTTACCTTGATTTCACTGTAGTTTGTGCATCGTGGTAATTCATCTGATACATCAATTCGCATATCAAAATCGTGCAATCAATCTTGTCTTCAATTTAACCATACTGCGCTATGAAGTTATTCACACTCTATCTGTTTTCGGCCACTCTGTCTAGACTCAATATCTGTGAGATTATTCTCTAGTTTTGGCTTATGTCGTCAGAATGCCTCAACATGATTATTTAGTTCATCACCTGATTTAAGATTTGTCTAGCAGCTTCGACTTAATGTGACTCATTGCCTTAACCAATTTGATCTTGCAGCATGACAAACACGCCACCAATCAAATCTTGCTTGTAATCAGAACCAAGTTTTCCCTTTCTG